CTCATGTGGGGAATCAGCATGAACGACGTAGAGATACTAGATCGCATTGGCATTGCCTTTGGAGAACTGAATATGCTCCCAGACTGGTATCAGTATCTGTTGTTTATGGCTGTGTCTGCATCGTTTGGCATCCGTGGTGCTGATAAGCTGCTTGCGCTCAAGGGGAAGAAAGACTGATGGCTGCAGAAGATTATGGAGTAGGCATATCCTGTGCTGTAGATGGCTGTAGTGTTACTATAGTCCCTACGTACGCCGCTTGGAGGGCGTTTGCGGATCTGTTCAGCCAAAGCGCTCAGTACCCCGAGAGAAGCGATGCTCAAGACTTAGCTGAAGCAGAGATGCTACGGTATTTCACGGGCTTGCTAAAGAGTGTTGCTGACGGTGACATGACTCTTGAAGAGTACGAAACCAACATAAGAGAAAGCGGATACCCCTATAGTAATGCAGCTATAACTTCAGCGGTTGAAGCAGCAGCACAGACACAACACCAAGGGTTTTTAAACAGATTTGAAGAAACCTTTAACAAAGATCCAAAAGAACTTGGTGAGTTGTTTTACAAGTACGAAAACGCAGGTTATCCTGATAACCCTTACATAGATTCTTTTAGCCTGTTTAACCCCCAACAAGTTCTTGATCGAGCAATTCTAGGGGACAGCGATATAGGCGCTAAGGTTGATATTTGCTCGTCTACTGTTACAACAAACTGTGTTGACCCAAAAAGCATTAACGATCTTTGGGACGACTTTGGTAGACACGTACAAATAATCTTTAAAGGACTTGAGATTCCGGGGTTGCCAGAGTGGTTGCCTCTGCCTTCAATAATGTCACTCCCAACACTAGGAGAAATCTGGGACGCGGTTTCTGGTCCGTTTAAAGACGCAGCCAGAGATCAACTAAACGAGTGCATGGCTGGACCAGACGGGGTGGTTGGTCCTAACTCAAAAACAGGAGTTAACGACGATAAGCCAGCCAGCGTGTGTCTTGAAGAGCGTGACATTGCTGGTATAATTACCAAAGGCATACAAGATGGTGCTAAAGAGGTTGCTACAGCTACTCAGGCAAAAGTTACTGAAGCTGTTAACAAGATTCTAGAGGCTAAAGATTGTGTCACTAACCCAGCTGAGTGTGCTGGAGAAATAAAAGACTACATAGAAGGTGTATTCGGTAGCGCTGACCCAACGCAACCCGGACTTCCTCCGTGGATGCGAGCGATTATTATTGGCGGTCAGTACGGCGAAGAAATCATAGGCGCACTAGAAGACCTGTTTGACGTTGATATTGACGATAACGGAACCGTTGGTTTACCTATAGCTGGCGCTGATTACGACTGTGCAAAGGCTGGTAGAGAACAGGTAGTAGGCGCTAAATCAGCAGCAGACTGCGGCAACTGTGTTGAAACAACTGCTGGTGGTGTCCCTTTTCAAGTTAATCCTACTACTGGCTTTTGTGAAGATCCTACAGATTTTGAGCCTGAGTTAACGGCAGAAGAACAAGAGTGTAAAGACTCAGGTAGAATTTACGACGAAGCGACAGGGACTTGCACAGACAAGTGTATAAACGGTGATTACGAAGTTGACCCCGTTAGTGGCGATTGTGTTGCTCCTGCTGTTGAAGAGTGTACTGATCCTAACAGGCTTAAGAATCCTAACGGCTCGTGTTCAGACAAATGTAAAAGTGGAGAGATTGATCCAAACACAGGACTTTGCCCGGAACCAGAAGAAGAAGAAGAGGTTGTTGATGAAGGGACTGATACGTCTGGTGTATATGAGGGCGTAGATCAAACTATGGACGAGTTTTGTCGCCAAGGTTTAGCAGCTCTTGAGGGAACTTTTGGTGCTAAAAGTTGGAGATTTAACTGTAGCGACGATTACTGCTTAAGTGGTGCTCCTAAAAAAGAGGTAGACGGAGTATACGGGGCAAACTGTGAGGAGTATAATCCACCCTACACACCTGTTGAGGAGTGTACTGACCCAAAAAGACTAAAAAATCCAGACGGGTCTTGTTCAGATCAATGTACTGACGGAACCGCTGCACCAACAGACGGAAGCCCGTGTGGTCAGGTCAGCTCCATTGACCAGATGTGTAGTCAACCGAGGCCTGAAGAGTACGGTTACGCGCAGATTAACTGGGACAAGTACTGTGCAGACGATGAGCCGGTTGTAGATGATGGTGTAGACGAGGGTGGTGAAGAAGAAAACTACGGATTTATTGTTGACTGTGAACAACCAAAAATTAGTTACACTCCTAGCTTTGACTACGCTAAAAACTTAGCTTACAACAACTACAGTCGTGAGTACGACAATATGTGTTTTGCCGGTACTGACGATGGCAGCGATGACCCAGATTGCTCTACTATAACAGAAGCAAATTACACGGCCTGTGGTAAAGTAAAGTGTCCTGATGGTTCTTTTAAGGATAATTATGATGCTTGTTTTGCTGCCACTGACACGGAAGAAGACGACGAAGATGAAGACGTTGCTGTAGTTGACCCGGAACCCGATGACGATGACGAACCTGCGTTTACTCCGTGTGATCAACAAAACAGAGTTACAAACGAAGACGGGTCTTGTGGCGAGTGTAAGCCCGGTTGGATAGATGACCCTGAAGGGTTTGACCAGTGTATCCAAGCGCCTCCTGAGTGTAACGACTGTAGCTGCCCCGGATACGCTGTAGCTAATCCTAAAGAGTGTGCACAGTGTCCAGAGGGACAGGAGTACTGCGAAGCTACTGGTGCTTGTGCAACTCCTGAAGAGTGTGCAGCAGCATCTGCGCCTCCTCCAGAACCAGATAGCGGAGGTATGCTAGGCGGTGGCGGTGCGGGAGCGTTTACTCCGTTTTTAGCAGGCCTTGATTACGAAGCTCAGCCGTTGCCTGCGGCTCAAGCACCTCCGCAAAAAGATTACATGGCTGAGTTAGACAACTTAATCAAAAGAAATTTGTTTGAAGGCTTAGTATAAAATGACATATTTAAATTTAGTAAACAATGTCCTTAGACGCTTACGTGAAGACGAAGTATCTACTATTTCCGCTAATACATACAGTAAGATGGCTGGAGACTTTGTTAACGACGCAAAGAAACTAGTTGAGTCTGCATGGGACTGGTCAGCCCTACGTACTACGTTGACTATCACGACCACTGCTGACATTTTTAATTACGTACTCACAGGGTCACAAAACAAGATCAAGGCACTGGACGTAATCAATGATACGTCTAACATCTTTATGCAGTACAACACGCAGCACTGGTTCAACGACAAGTACCTAAACCAAGACCCAGTATCAGGCGCACCTGAGTACTACACGTACAACGGCGTGGATTCAGCTGGTGACACGCAGATCGACATTTATCCAAAGCCTGACGGTGTGTACAACCTACGGTTTAACTGTATTCTGCGTAACGATGATCTGAGTGCTGACACAGACACATTGTTGATTCCTAGTCAGCCTGTGATTCACATGGCGGTGGCTCTTCTGGCGCGTGAGCGTGGCGAGACAGGCGGTACATCAGCACCTGAGTACTTTGGTATTGCTGACAAGTATTTGTCTGATGCGATTGCTCTGGATGCACAGAAGCACCCTGAAGAAGTCATCTGGTACACCCCGTAGGAGATTAGTGCATGGCACAGCCACTACAAAGTATCAATTTAGTTGCTCCGGGTTTCAAGGGAGTCAACACAGAAGACTCTCCTATTGGTCAGGATTTTTCTTATGCTGACATAGCAGATAACGCTGTGATTGACAAGCGTGGGCGCATTGCTGCACGTAAGGGTGTAGACTTGTTGACTGCTGTATCAACACCTCTTGGGTCTGATTACGCTGTCAAAGTACACCACTTTTACGATGATGCTGGTAACGAAGAAGTATTTGTTACAGGCAACAACAAGATATTTAAGACTACGCAGACCACTAATCCTGATGACACCCTGACAGACATTACTCCGGGTTCGTACACGATTACAGCGGACAACTGGAAGATTGTAAACTTTAACGACAAGGCTTACTTTTTCCAGCGTGGACACGAGCCTCTGGTGTACGACAATGCTACAGGACTTAGGACATTTGGTACTGCTACTGGATCTAGCATTAACACTAATTTTTACTGCCACGAAGCTCTAGCAGCTTACGGTAGACTGTGGATCGTAGACAACGCTGCAGACACCCAAACGATTTACTGGTCTGATCTACTGATAGGCACAGACTTCACTGGTGGTTCCAGTGGTTCTATAGATGTATCTAAGGCGTGGCCTGACGGTTACGACGAAGTACGGGCGCTGATTGCTCACAACAACAGCTTAATTATTTTAGGTAAGCACAGCATCCTTGTGTACGGCAATGCGTTTAGCCCAGCTAGTATGGCTCTGGTTGACACCGTAGCTGGCGTTGGGTGCATCTGTAGAAACTCTGTACAGCACACAGGTACAGATGTGTTGTTTATGTCTAACTCAGGACTCCGCAGCTTTGGCAGAACAATTCAAGAGAAGTCACTGCCTCTGTCTGACCTGAGCTTGAACGTGAAGACTGAGATTATTGCGTTGGTTGAAACACGGACTGCTCCTACTGCGTCTGTGTACAGCCCTGAGAACTCGTTCTACTTGATTACGTTCCCAGAGCAAAACACGACGTACTGCTTTGATCTCAAGGGTAGACTAGAGAACAACGCTTATAGGGTTACTCGTTGGACCTCTGCTCCTTTTAAGTCCTACGAGAGAAAGAACGACGGTACGCTGTTAGTAGGCACTGACGATGGCGTAGGCGAGTACGCTGGGTACGCTGATGAATACAATGACTCAGGTACAATTAAGACTGCTAGTTACCGTTTTAGGTACTACAGCCCCGGCTTGACTTTTGGTGATCCGTCTAAAACTAAGATACTAAAAAAACTTAGACCTACACTGGTCGGCGCTAACAGTGCTACAGTGTTTGTCAAATGGGCGTACGACTTTGGTACAACATTTAGTACACAGGAGTTTACCGTAGGTAATCAAACTCCTTACTATTTTAACGAAGCGGCTTCAGAGTATACAGTTGCTGAGTTTACTGGAGGACAAACAACGACAAGACCCTCTGTAAATACTACAGGCGGTGGTTCGGTAATTACTATTGGTCTTGAATCAGAAATAAACGGTTTTGCTTTATCTCTCCAAGAAATTAACGTATTAGCACTTATGGGTAAAACATTATGAGCAATTATACAAAGACAACTAACTTTGCTGCTAAAGATAGTTTGCCTTCTGGAGATGCTGGCAAAATTATTCAAGGCACTGAGTTTAACACAGAGTTTGACAACATTGTAACTGCTGTTGCAACGAAAGCAGATTTAGAGTCACCTACGTTTACAGGTACTGTGACGATACCTAATCTCACGTTTACAGGAACTATGTCTACAGGGACGATTGACGGAGGTACTTACTGATGATTACAGGCGGACCTACAGATCCAGCTACTACAATTAGCACAGGTAATACGGGTAGTTCATTAGTTCAAGGACTATTGGGCGCACTGGGTATCGGTGCTACTGCTTTTGGCGGCGGTGCGCTAACTCAGGACGCTTATCAAAGACTAGGTGAAATAGGACAACAAGCTGTACTAGGCACCACTGTAACAGACGAAACAGGGGCATCTCAATACATCCCCGGTGCTGCACAAATAGCCGCAGAGTCTCTTGGTCTGTCTCAGTTTAGACCCTTCACAGTTACAACAGCTACTGGTGGACAGTTTGGTGTTACCCCGCAGGTAGACCCTGAGACTGGTGTAGTTACTGGCTTAGGCACAACAATGGGTTTGTCACCAGCAGAGCAACAGCTTCAGCAGGCTCTTATGGGTCAAGCAGCAACAGGAATAGGCGCTACACCTTTTGGTCAGCAGATGGGTCAACAGGCAGCAACATCAGCGTTTGGCCTTGGCGGTCAGTTCATGGGCGCTGCCGGACAACAACCGTCTGACCTTAACTTGTTGCGCGGGC